TTATTCCTCTCTGGACTCTGGACTACCGAGGATCCCCGGGGCCGCTCCCCGCCGCGGCCCCGGGGACCCGTCCACGAACTTTTCTCCTGACTTCTTTCCTTCGGGGCCCCACTCGCCATCGGGGCCGGGTAGCTACCCTCCTTTCTTCCGCTACGGCGTCACCGAGCCGCCGAACGCCACGAGCGCGACGACGAGGACGACGACCGAGAAAACCATGAAGGCCCCGAACCAGAAGGCGCTTTCGATCACCTCCTGTGGATCGCGGCCTTGTCCACCACGCACGATCTCGTTCTTGTCCATCCTGCCTCCAATGAAAATGGGCTCCGACCGATCCCGGATTGTTTGGTGGTTTTGTAGAAGGGTTGATTTGGGGTGGGATCGGCCGGAGCCCGGAGTTGAGAAATAGAGAGAGAGAAAATTAGGGTCGAAGTTTGTCCTGGTACTCGCGCATCTTGCTCGACGCCAGGCGGAGGTAATAGCTATCCCGGAGCATGTCGAGGAAGTCCTTCGGCGGCGATCGCCACCCCATAACCGCCTGGACCTCGGGAAGCGGCATCCCGGCCTGGATGAGACCGGTAGCGCAGGACCTCCGGAATTGATGTGCTCCGAGCCCGTCGATCCCGAGGTGCCGGCCGACCCGGGCGAGTTCCGCGCGGACCCCTCCGGCCGTAGGCGCCTCTGGGAAGAGAAGGTCGTCGTCCCCCCGTCGGGACCCGAGTACCGCCATGCACCTCCGGCCGAGCGGTACGACGTACCCGTGGCGTGTCTTGACCTTCTCGTCGGGGACGACCAGCATCCAGCACTCGGGGTCCCGGGGGTCGGGGACGACCCAGCGCCAGCGAGCGGAGAGCGCCTCGGAGATCCGGCAGCCGACGAGGAAGAGGAAGGAGAGGAGCCGGTGGTACCTCGGCGGCGCGAGGTCAAGGATCCGCTCGAGAAGGTCCGGCGCGACCTCGACGTGCTTCCGCGATCGAGGTCCCTTGATTCGCTCGTCGCGGCGAGGCCAGGACGCCTGGGTGAGCGGAGAAGAGGCGAGGAGCCCCATGGCGATCGCCCACTTGAGGAACGCCCGGAACTCGGTTCGTTCTCGGTTGAGGCTGATCGGGGACGGCTTTCGCTCGGGGTCGTCCCGCGCAAGGTAAAGGCGCTGGACGTCGAGCGGGCCGAGGCGGGAGACCGGGAGGTTCCCGAGGACCGCGGTCCAGGCGTCGAGCCATCGGCGACGGAGCCGCCCGGTCTCGGGAGAGGTCCAGCCTCGGGAGCGCATGGCAAGCCATGACGTCCCGGCTTCGCGTACGGAGAGCCCGAGCGGCCCCCCCGCGGCGAAACCGTCAAACTGTCCTTCGGCCATTGCCCGCAATAGTCCAGATCCCCGTTTATCTCGTCGGTGATCCTCGCCCCCAGAAGGACACCGATGCCAATGATTTCTACCGACTTCGGGTACCCGGAGTTCGTGTAGCGGTTCCTCGAGGAGAACCGCGAAACCGATCCGAATCCTACCCTAATTGGTAAAGAGTCGGTCTTAGAGAAAACCCCTCCCCGTTCAGGCATGCTCCCCATTTTTCTTCTCACCTTTCGACGACGACGAATGATCGACTACCGAACGTAAAAAGGTCCCGGCCGTCCGGCAGGGGGTGTGCTATCCGAGGCGCGGAGCGACCGGGCTGGTCATCTTGGATTTTTCTCTCTCGGATAGCACGGCGCGAACCCTACCGATTTCCCTTCGGGACGTCAAGACGAATCTTGAGCCGACCCGACACCCACCCGGAGACCAGCGCCTTGACGACGTCCTGCTGCAGAACTCCGTCGACCTTGCACTTTCCGGCGAAGGCCCGCTGGAGATCCTCAGGAAGGAGGACCTGCCGAAGGATCTTTTTCTTTGCTTCCATGGCGGAATAGAATACAATTGTTACGTACGGTTCGTCAAGAGGAATTCTGAAGAATTTTTTATTCTCGATCCGGTAAGGTTTTCGGCGGTTGACAGAGAAAGGGAATCCAAATGTACGAATCAATCGGTCCGTCGGTCCTCCTCGTCATCGGGGGTATCGTCGTGGGGGTCGTAGTCGGAGTCTGTATCGCCAAACTCCAGGGTAAGGTCGCCAGAGAAAGCGTACCGCCGGTTCAGGAGACAGCCGCCAGGCGCACTCGGATCTGGCTCGACGTCGTAGGCGAGTCGCACTACCAGCGCGAGCTGGAGGAGATCGCCGGAGGTCGGACCGAGGACGGCGTCAATCTCTCGGTTGACGCCGAGTTGGTCCCCCAGGACGATAACCCGCACGATCAAAACGCCGTAGCCGTCCAGGTCAACGGAACGATCGTTGGCTTCCTCCCGCGAGAGCAGGCGGCCGCCTACCGCAGCGCCGGCCGTGGCCGTGAGAAGCACGGAGCGCGGATCGTCGGTGGGTGGGATCGCGGGAGCGATGATCGCGGACATTTCGGCGTCCGGCTTGATCCTTAGCCTTAAGGGAAGCGATAGCCGGGTCCTCGTAGGCTCCGGCCCTCGCGGGTCGATCCAGGATGCCAAAGCTGGAAGGCAGGAATCGTCAGAAGGAGGTCAAAGTGAAAAGGATCGCGCTGATCGCCACGCTGCTATCCCTTGTCGGGTGTATCAGCATTTCGACCACGACGGTCTCGAAGACCGTGACAATCGAAAAGGATGTAGACGGAAAGGTCCTGAAGGTAATCGAATCGGAAACCGTTTCACAGGTCGGAGACATCGCCGGAGAGGTGATCGTCGAGCATGTGACGCTCAGGACCCTACAACCAAAACCCACCCCTATTCAAAAATCTCCTTCAGATTCCCCATCAATCTGATCTGAAAGCAGATGACCGTTTCCACCATCCAACCCAACCCTCAATATTTCTTTCAGCAATCGCTTTTACTTGACACCGGATATAGTCATATCGAGGAAACATGATTCTCACGTCAGAGATTATATAATACCCATCAATCTCATGATTATAGATTAATATCCATTGTCTTTGTCCTGGTAGCTGGCCATATTGATCGATCTCATATTCGACTCTTTGGTTGATAATGGAATATTGAGCAAGTAACTTTTCAGCCTTTTCAATTGCTAATTCTTCAGAATCAAGAGTGCTGTCTTCTGCAAGATTTTCATAGATACCAGACCCACCTTCAATAGCTTTCCGTGCTGTTATCTGAGATTCATTTCTACGAGTAATCAGGATGTCATAATAACCTTGATAGGTTACTTCAAGAGTATCAGATGAAGTTAATCTCGGATTATTTGTATCATCTACCGTTGGATTCTGGGATATCGTATCTTCGTCTTCTTCCCACATCCATTGAGTCCATCCAGGTACCGCAACGCCAGGACTGCTATACCTGATCTCTCCGGTGCTATAACTTCTTCTTCCAACATACTGCGTTGTTCCATTCTTCTTTACCGTCGGAACTACAGCAATCTTGGCGGCAACCTTGAATGTCGTCGTCGATCCATCACCTATAAATGACTCAACAACAGGATCAGCAATGTCTCGACCAGCCTTTACCCATTGCACATTACGATACTGATCGAGAGAATTCGAAAATCTTAGATTCCGATAATTTTTATTCCCATCACCAATCACGATTGAAGCATCATCATTATATATACTGAAGATCTTGATTACTTTATATGGGTCTACATACCAATCTAATCCAGACCCCTGAGTAAGTCTATCAAGGACTTCAGATATCGTATTGAAATCAAATGTAATTTTATCAATAGGGAAATCAAGTAGATAAGAATCCTCAATTGATATTCCGTCAAGTGAATTTAAAGTAGTCTCATCGTAAATTATGCTATCAATGATTTCCTGTATTGTTGTATCTGCATATGTTTCTGAATTAAATATCTTGTCAAGAACTTTAGAACAATATATGCATTCAATATCAGATACCAGTGGTACAACTCCCCAGATTCCGGGGTATCCATGTTTCAATGATATCTCATTGATATTATTAATACTTCCTGCGAATATTCTGGTACCATTCCACATAACCACCACAGACTCGCCAGGCTGATAATGATGCGTAGCTACTTCATCAATCAATTGCAGTTTAAGTTCTCTCGCATTGTTTATTGATATACTGATATCAGTAGCGTCAAGTTTAACCATCTCGGTCACATCCACATCCGATATCAGTATGGTTAAATAGGAATCACCTGGATAAGATGAAAGAGCAAAATCATTCGTACTTGCGAGTGGAGTTTCGGAAAGGGTATTTGAACCTAAAATCATGATTTAATAACAAAATCTTAGTTTATTATTCTAAGCAGCTTGATCCCCGATTACAGCACCATCAGTATCTGAAGTTGGGGCACCACTTTTTATTCGTATATCACCAGTTCCATCTACCCATATGTGATAAGATCCAAGCACAAGATGCCCATTATTCCATGCTCCTGCCAGGGATAGATTCCCACTCGAGACTTCCAGACCTCCCGCCGCAATCTTGGTATATCCTTTATCTACTATACTTAGATTTACAGTATTTATACCTGGAGTATTAACTAAAACCAATGGAGAAAGATAAGAATTACCAGATATTGTTCCTCCCCTAATATCAACAGGATCAATACAATAAGTCCAGGTTCCGTGGAACGTATTGCCTGAAATCTCTACTCCACAAACCCCATAGGTTAATCCATTGGATCCGACAATAATCGCAGAAGTGGCAGCTCCAATTATTTCATTTCCTATAACTGAAATACCAGATGGAGTCAAACCAGCACTAGTTGGTTGTATTTTCAAAAACGGAGCGGTTGAAGCACACTCTCCATAATTTCCATGAACAGAGAGACCTTGAGCCCACATGGTAGAAATACACCCAGCAGTATTACCCTCAAGATCATTACCTTCGATTACCCAATTGCGAATATCTATGGCAGTATTTATACCCCATCCACCATTACCTCTAACTCTGCTATCCCTAATTATAATATGATTAACGGCAGCGTTTAATCCAGTTGCCAGAACCCCATCTCCGGTATTCTCTTCAATGATGGAATTTAAGATCCGGGTCGAAAGCGCATAGTGAGCACTTGCATTTAGGTTTACTCCTGCGGTAGAAAATCCCCTAACCCAGACACGATTCAATTCATAATCAACGAGGTCTTGGATCTTGATCCCTATCGTCCCAGTTGCTGTAGTTATCTTGAGATTTGAAATCTTTCCTTTCCAAGTTAGACCCGCACTCGATCCATCAGCGAGAACGGCATTTCCGGACCCTGTGTAGTTTATGATCGTGGTATCTTCAGATGCACCACGAAGCTCAACCCCTTTGGCCATGCGCAAGGTATCATTGATCCAATAAACACCAGGAGGACAAAAGACAATCCCTCCTGTAATAGCTGCAGCCGTTATTGCCGCCTGAATAGCTGCAACTGAATTATTTACTCCAGTAGGATCCGCCCCATAAGAAAGTACATTTCTCACATCGCCATATGTATATAGCAAATCCGCAAGGGTAAAACTACATGTGACTCTATATATTTTTCCTTCTTTATGAATAATACCATATGTTCCTTCGCAGCCACGGACTACTGAAGTTAGTGAAGAAGAAGTTTTTCCGCCACATTCAATAATCTCTGCATCACCGGAACCTGACCAAAAAGCATCAGCAGGATTTGTATAATCCGTCGCATTCCATAGCGTCACTCGGAATGGAGCAGTTGGAAATCGATTACCATGCCCCGCAACAAGATCAAGGGTAGTTTGGTCTGATGTGAAAGTACCGGAGACGGTGCCAATCGCAAAGTTTGCATGATTGAACTTGGAAGGCATTTCACATCCCCCTGATAATATCGGGTAATCCCTTAGCGACTACTTTGGATAGAATTCGACTATCAAGATTCAATTGAATAATCTGTGTGAATCGATCCCGGAATCCTCCACCAATCATCCCCGGGAAGAAGCGTTTGATGTTAGTTTCATTCAGGACAACTTCCGGCCTCCCGCGTTCCGCGATCCGGGTGATCCCTGGTTGCGTGAAGATACCGCCCTCAGCCGCCGTCGCCATGGAGGCCGCGCCGACACCCATGCCTGCTGCGCCGGCTGCCGGGACGCCCGCGAGCATGGTAGCGAGGGCCGCGGTGGCGGCCCCGAATGCAGCCCCCGGACCAACAATCGGGATTGCGGCGGTCGCTGCGAATGCCCCGGCCCAGGTCTGGATCGCGTAGGCTTTGACCGCAGCGACGGTCTGCGTGACGATCGCGCCGACCCCGAGTAAAGAAGAGATCACCCACTGGATCGCGATCTGTACCAGGGTCGAGATGATCATCGCCGCGATCCGCTTCATGAGGTCCGCCATCATCTTCCCGAGGCTTTGCCCGTAGACGAGGACCTGGGCGATGGCGTCGCCGACCCCCTGCGTGAATGCCTGGACGACCGAGTGCATTGCCTGCCCGAGCTGCTGCCAAATCGGTGCCGAGGCGGCCACGAGTCCGACGAACTCCGACCAGGGATCCTGGAGCTCCTCGATGCTCACGCGGAGCGCCCTCATCTCGGCGGTCGGCGCCTCGATCCCGAGCTTGAGGTTGTCCGAGGCCATCTGGTTGTACCGCCCCATCATGGCATCCCGCGAGGCCGCAATCGGGTTCACCCCGCCGCCCTGGATCTCGTATGTGCGGCCCGCGGTGGCGGCGGACTGGTAGACCCCGAGCCGCTTTGTCGCGTCGGTCTGCTTGTTTATCGCGTCGGTCGTATCTTCGATTGCGTCGCGAACTTTGTTGTATATCTTCGACCCTTCCAGTCCTGCCTTGAATAATCCCTCCTGGGTCCGAAGAAGACCATTTAGTTTCTGTCCGAGTACCTCGCTGGTCTCCCCGTACAAAGCCGTCTTCACTCGAACGTCTTCCATGAGATCATCATATTGACCCATGGTCTTCGAGATGATGTCGAGCCTTCGATTTGTTTCGTCGATTTCTACCTGCCACCTACCGTATAGCTCGATGACTTTATTAAGATCCTCTATTCTTTTTTGATCCGCTTCAACAGTTTTTTCGGTGGCCTCAGCGAGTGCCAATTGGGCATCACTCGCCTCCGATACTCCAGAAACCTCCCACTCCATTGACCCGGTTTTTTCTTTTCTCAGATCCTCCGCGAGTCTGCGATTGGCGTCGATCCGTTTTTCGATCAGCTCGATTTCTTTTTGCAGCGCCTCTTGCGATGAGAAGATGCTTTCGGATGCGATGTTCGACGCGACGGAGTATCCGATCCACGCGGCGGCGACGACCCCAAGCGCGACTACAAGTCCTAAAGGACCGGAAAGGAGACCGACCAAAGCCCCAAGCGCAATCAGAAGTTTACCCACGATCAAAAGAACTGGCCCCACGACGGCAACGATCGTCGCGAAGACAACGACGAATCGCTTGGTCTCATCCGGAAGGCTCATGAATGCCTTCGTGAGGTTGTTCACGACAACCGCGATTCTGTTCAGGATCCCTTGCAGGTTGATCGACTTCGCGATGTCGTCTCCGACCTTCCCGAGTGAGGTCTTGACGGACGATCCCAGCGACTCGAAGGCAGCCTTCGACTTCTCCGAGAATGCTATGAAGGAAGCCGCAGCCCCCGCAATCGGAAGCGTCAATGCCTGCGTCAGATCACGACCGACTTGAGAAAAGCTCTTGCCCCATTTTTGAAGATCCTTCGCGGTCTTCTTGAGTGTCTTCTGGAGATCAGAATCGTCCGCGCCGATCTTGACGAAGACATTGGCCATCCGTCACCTCTTCGCGTTGTACTCGGCCGCCTGGTCCTCGAGGATCTTCCCCACGCCGGAGACGAACTCGGGCGCCACCGACTCCCCGGCCAGCGTCACGAACTGCTTCGCCCGGATCCCCTGCTTGCGCCAGATTGCGCGTGCTACCAGGAACGGGTTGAGCCCGTGTCGCAAGGCCCACGGGGTGAGCCTTTTCACGCTCGGGAACCCCATCGGGATCTTGTGCTTGAGCGGGGTTGTATCCGAGGTGTCCTTCATCGAGACGAAGGTATGCGCCACCCCGGTCGAGCCGGTCCCGTATTCCTGATAGACCCCGTACCCCTTCTTCGGACGGATGAATGCCGTGAGCTTGGATTTCGACAGCTTGACCCCTATCGAAGCCCGCATTGCCCCGGTCGAGGACGGGGCCCGCGCCGCGGCCTGGGTGGCGATCGAAGCTCCCGAGGACTTGACGAGATCGATCAGGTCCTCGTGTGCCTTGGCGCCGAACTGCTTGAGGTCGGCGATCTCCCTGTCGACCCCATCGACCGTGACGTAGATCTTCACCGGACCCCCAGCTCGCGGTCGACCTTCGCGAAGAACGCCGCGGCCTCGGCTTCGTCGGCCTCGCTCTCGGGGAGGTCCTCCCCGGTGACCATCTTGTAGATCGACTTCGCGGTCACGTCCTTACCTCCTCCGACCGCCGATCCGATCGCCAGCGCGAGTACCGCGGCCTCGTGTCTCCGGAGCCGCTCCCGGTCTCCCCAAGCCAGGACCGTCCGGAAGAACTCCGGAGCCGTCAGCTCCCAGAACTCTTCCGGCCGGAGCCCGATCGTATAGGCGATCTTCAGGCATTCGGGGACCTCAAGGTCTCGATCTGGGCCGGGGGGGCTTCGGTCCCGCCAGCCTCCTTCTTCAGGTCCTCGGGGCGGAACCCCTGCCGCAAGTTCCAGACCTCGATCAGCTTCTGGATTACGGCCATCTGCCGTTCGAGGTCCGTTTCCCCGACCGCGTAGGTGGTAAGGTTCTCGGCCTGCTCGAGGGTGAGCATCCGGTCCTCGTGGACGAGGCAGGCCCAGAGCATAGCCGAGAGGTAGTCGTACCTCGGGGTGTTCC